CATTTGCAGATGAGGATTTCACCCAGAATGTTGTCATTGGGGCAACTGCTGGAGCAACCTCAGATATTGCTAAATCCAGAGAGCCTCAGTCTATTGCACAGGCAATCATGGATGCAAAGCGTATCCTGCAAAATGCGGATGTACCCGGTGAACCTTTCGTTGTTTTAAACAATGATACATATTTCGATATGTTTAAGGTCTCAGGATCAAATCCACTTAATGACCTAGTTATCTTCAACCGTGATATAGGTGGAACTGGTAGCCCAATGACAGGTGCAGTCCCTCAAATCTTAGGGATGCCTGTGTATGTGACTAACCACCTTGGTTCATTTAGTGTTGGAACAACTACTTGGAACTCCGCTTTATGGACTATTGCGGGTAACGTAGGTCAACATAAAACTGGAACAACTGCATGGGGTTCAGATCAACCTTTACTTGGTGAATCTTTTCGTACTACTCAGTATGACACAGGTAGTACTGATCACAATGCATGGACTACAGAAGTAACTAATAACAACGCTACTGCTGGAACGAGGATTACAGCGAGAATATCCGCTGTTGCCCAACGTGTCATTGGATTAGTAATGACAATGGATGCAGTTGCTACATGTAAGTTAATGGATCTTTCCGTTGAGTCTGAGTACCAGATCAACAGACAAGGTACATTGATGGTATCTAAGTATGCAATGGGACACAACGTGTTGCGCCCTGCGTGTTCAGTTGCTTTGATCCAAGGACTATAAGATCAAGGTAATTCTTTTTGGGAGTACTCTTTAATTAGGGTACTCCCTTTTTTTTACTACATTAGAAAGGTAACATGAGTCTAAATAGAATGACTGAATTAGAAGCAGTCAATACCATGTTGGTAACGATTGGAGAACAGCCAGTTTCTAGTTTAGATAACTTAGCAGGACTTCAAGATGCCAGTATTGCTAAACAGATACTCTCTAACATCTCACGTGCAGTACAATCTAAGGGATGGGTATTCAATTTAGATCTTCAAGTTACATACACACCAGATGCAAATGGGGAAATAGTTTTAGGATCAAATGTTTTACGAATTGATACAACATCTAAAGTTAGAAGTTCAACCAAAGACATAGTTGAACGAGGCGGTAAACTGTATGATAGAGAGAACAATACAAGTGTATTCACTGATAGCGTAAAGATAGATAGAGTAATTGTTTTAAACTTTGATGATCTACCAGAGGCCGCACGGAGGTACATAGCAGCTAGATCTGCCCGTGTATTTCATGATAGGGTAGTGGGATCAGGTGAGTTACATAGGTTCTTTCAGGAAGATGAACAGTTTGCTTGGGCAGAGTTATTAGAGTATGAAGCGGAGGTAGGAGACTACACCATCTTTGATGACTATGATGTATACAGGGTAATAGAGAGAGACATAGGTAAGTTAAGACAAACTACTACTACAACAACATAAAATGGCATTAATATCAGGAACAATTCCAAGTCTAATAAATGGTGTCTCACAACAACCAGCAACACTTAGGTTGGATACACAAGGTGAGGTACAAGAGAATGGACTGTCTCACATTGCAAGAGGGTTAGAGAAGAGGCCATGTACTGAGCATGTGAAGACTATTGCTGGTGTAACATCAAACAATAGTAACGATGTGTTTATCCACACCATTAGGAGAAGTGAGGATGAGGCATACGCTTTAATTGTGAAAGGAACTGATGTTGGAAGTACAGAACCCTCAGTTAAGTTAATTGATTTAACAGGTTATGCAACTGGTACTGCTGGTAATGAGGTGTACGTAAAAAAAGAAGATCAAGGGACTACTAATGTAACCGCATCTGATGTACTCAGTTCTTCTGTTAATACAGATGTGAGAAACTACTTGGGTAACTTTGTTTCCACTAATCCTTTTGAACCTAGTAAACTCTCTGCCACCACTATTGCTGACTTCACCTTCCTACTGAATAAAAGTGTAGTGGTACAACAATCAACTGCTGATGCAGATGACAGAGATTATGAAGCACTAATCTACTTTAAGATAGGAGACTTTGGTGCGGATTATAAGGTAGAGATTAAGGAATATAATGTTGATAGTAATGGGGAAATGAACCCAGACTCAATAAGGTCAACCAAAACAGCGGCCTTTAAAACTCCAGATAATAAAACAAAGAGTAGATCTGGGAGTGGTACTACAGGGAACACTGAGTCAATAAATAATCAAGCGGCTGTTATAGTTAGTAATATAGCATGGAACTTATATGATGGGATGACGACTGTAAAAACTCATCCAGTTGAAATAAAGCAAGCAGTAGCAAAAGGTAGTAGCATTGCTACACAAGTAGTACCAGTAGGTGAGGCGTATATACATGAGGTAGGTGTAAGTGAGGGGAGTGGGGTAACTCAAACTCAAGTGGTGTACACAGGTACAACAGGAGTTATTGATAATGGTACATTTACTGGGGATAAATTAAGTAATTTAGGTGGGACTTACACTACCACATATAATGCTGGTGAGAGTATAATGCACATTAGTAATAGCCAATACCCTTTTACAGTAGAAGTTACAGATGGTAAGGGTGATGCTTATATGAGAGCAGTTAATGGTAGTGATGAAGTTGCACAGTTTGGGTACCTACCCGGATCTGGACTACCATCCCCTCAAGCTGATGGATTTGTTGCAAAAATATCTGGAGATAAATCCACAGGACAAGATGACTATTATGTTAAGTGGGAAGGTAACGTATGGAAAGAAACAATTAGACCTGTGTATCCCGGTGGATCTACTACCTATGCTCATGAAATAGTTAAGAAGAATGCGAGGATTAATTTTAATGCTGCAACAATGCCAGTTAATCTCTATAAAGCGTTTGGTACAGTAGATGGAACAGCTAACTCAATATACTTCATTCTTTCAACAGTGGATTGGGAATCCCGCACTGTTGGAGATTTAAACACAAATCCATTTCCTTCGTTTGCAAACTATGAATTGGGTGGGGATTCATCTACTGCACCTGTGGATTCAGATGATGCAACCTACACAATCAATGACATATTCTTTCACAGGAATCGGTTAGGGTTTGTGTCTGATGAGAATGTTATACTGTCTCAAGCAGGAGACTACTTTAACTTCTGGCACTCCACCGTACTTTCCGTTTTAGATACAGCAGTTATTGATGTAGCAGTTAGTAATAACCAAGTTGCTATACTTAAATCTGCTATCCCCTTTCAGGAAAACCTTGTATTGTTCTCAGATCTCCAGCAGTTCAAACTAACTTCAGACTCCTTCCTTACCCCTACCTCGGTAGTTGTTGACGTTGCAACGAACTTTGAGACCTCTACGGACACAAAGCCTGTTCCAGCAGGTAAAACGATATTCTTCCCATTTCAACGTGGGGCATACTCAGGTATCCGAGAATACTTCATTGATGTAGCATCTGAGACTAATGATGCAAATGAAGTGACTGCTCATGTACCAGAATACATAGAAGGCACAGTTAAGAAGATGGCAGTGTCCTCTAACGAAGAGGTACTACTGATATTATCCGACACTGACCGAAGGGAACTAATAGTTTATAAGTATTACTACAATGATAAGGAGAAGCTACAGTCTGCATGGTCTAAGTGGAAATTTGATGCAGAAATAATTGATGTGGAGTTTATTGGTTCAGTTGCCTTTATTCTATTTAGACGAGGGGATGGGACTAACGATCCAGTTTACCTAGAGAAGTTAAACCTATCCGTAGACAGTGCTACTACTGTACTTGACGATAAGATAGGAGTTAGATTAGACAGAAGAGTTAAACTATCTACTGGAGGTGTTACTACATTACCGTACTCAGACGCAGATTATGATAAACTAACAACCTCTACAGTACAGGTAAGTGGAAGTAATCAATTTGGATCTAATTTAAAAATTAAAAACCTGAATACAACAGGTAACTTTTCTCCAAGAATAGGACAAACATTCTCAGCTTCAGGAGTGAGTGGTACTAAGTACAAGGTGATTGGTACTGAGGATGTTAATGAAACTGATTCTATTTCCACTTTCACCGCTGCCACATCAGACTTAATTACAACAAGTAAAGATCATGGGTTAGTTGTTAATGATGAAGTAGTACTAACCACTTCACTAAGTGACCTCCCCGCTGGTTTAGCAGTAGATACTATATACTATGTAAAGACTGTACCTAATCCCGATGAACTAACCTTATCTGGAACATCAAATTTAACAGCAACTATAAACATTACAGATACAGGAACAGGTGTTCACACACTTAATTTACAAACTTGTACCATAAAGATAACCCCCTCAATAGCTGAGTCAACTAAGTGGAGTGACGGTAAGGTTCTCACCTTTGACGAAAGAGAAGTAGAATACATAGTCGAAACAGGAGAGAAGATAACATCAAGTCAATTAGCAGGTGTGTTAGCTAATGGAACTCAACTATCTAACTCAAGAGGTAATAGCACTCCTGTGGTATACGCAGGTGTACCATATGACTTCAGATACCAGTTCTCACAACAGTTTGTTAAAAGTAATGATAACTCAATTAACTCAGGTAGATTACAACTGAGAAACTTTGAGATCTCTTACGATAAAACTGGAGCATTCACAGTAGAAGTTTCACCTAGACCATTTGATGCCCTCTACAGAGATGTCAACATACGTGAGTTCACAGGAGTTATTGTAGGTACATCCCTACTAGGACAAAAACAATTGGAAACAGGAGTATTCAGAGTACCTGTGTATTGTAACTCAAAAGATGTTAGGATAACAGTTAATAGTACATCTTGGTACCCTCTCGCTTTACAATCTGCCGATTGGGAAGCACTTCAAGTACTTAGGAATCAAAGAGTTTAATGGGATATAAGGTAAGAAAAACTACTAGGAATGATTGTCTAGTTCTCTCTAAGAAGATGAGACAGATAGATAGGAATGAGATATGGAGTTCACATAGAGCTACTCCCATTGAAGCTCTTGAACAAGGACTAAATGAATCAAGGGACTTTTGTTATACATTATTACTTAATGAAGAAGTAGTTGGTATCTTTGGAGTAAATAGAGTGGATAACAAATCTGGAGTAGTGTGGTTAATGGGGTCTAATAATATGACTTCAAACAAAAGTGGGTTCTACAAAGTATCAAAAGAGTATCTTAGGTTATTCAGGAAAGAATTTGATATGTTATTCAATTATGTAGATAATAGGAATAGACAAACAAGTAAGTGGCTTGAGAAACTAGGGTTCTCATTTATAAAACAGGAGCCTGAATTTGGGGAAGATGGTATCCCATTTAATTTATTTATGATAGGGAGGTAAGAATGTGTCATCCAGCAGCTTTTATGATAGCAGCAGTAATACAACAACAACAAGCTCAACAAGCACAGGACGCACAAGTTAGTGCTGCGAATGCGGCAGCCCAAAAGAATGCAGAGTTACAGACTGAAGCATATCAAAATGATATGGCATCAGCTTATGCAGAAGAAATAAACATAGAGAAAGAAGGATATAAGAGTGCTGAGGACGCTGCTAGTGCAAAGTTAGATATGCTTGTGATGGCAAGAGAAGATCAGGCACGTTTACAAGCACAGAACTTTGAAACAATAGGTGGAGGACAAACTTCTGATGCTATAATGGGAAATCTCAGGAGACATATTGCTAACAACGTGAGAGATCTAGAGGATAACTTCCAAAGAGGAGTAGTCTCAAGGAGACAAGAAAGAGGCGGGATTACCAGAGATAGAATTAGTAGACGATTGCAGTACAAGAGTGCACTTCACAGTATGCCCACACAAGCCTATGCTTCCGCAAATGAGAGAGGTTTAAAAACGGCTGGTGCTGCTTTCCAAGGTTACTCTGGTTACAAGAGTTATACTAAAGTAACAGAGGCATCTTAGGAGAAACATGGCTTCAAAAGCAGAACTACTAGCTTCAGCTAGAAAAAAAGGATCAAAGCAGAAGATCTTTCGCAGGGGTAGAGGGACTAACACAAGTGTACGACAACCTGTTGCAAATAGAAATGCTGGAAGAGATGCGCAAGCTGTATCTGACTTTTTGGGTACTATGTTAAAGTTTGGGCCGGGGGTTTTAGACGCTCACAACAGAGATACAAATGAGGAGAACAAGAAGTTAGTCGCAAAGGGTGAAGCAACCTACAAAAATGCTACCCCAGATCAGAGAAGACAATTTAGGGACAATGTTAGAAATGGAGTAATATCGGGAGGAGAAAGTCCGTATTTTAGAGAAGGTTTAAAAAGATCACAAGCTGACGAAATGTCGTTAGAATACGGAAATGCAGTTATGCTTGCTTGGGAAAGTAGTGAAGCAAAGAATAGTGCAGACCCAGAAGCTTTTAATAACTTCTTAGATGAGTTCCAAAATAAAGCAGAAGGGCCACCGGGACAGAATCGTTCATGGCAAGAACGCATAGGTGATCTAGGCGATCATGTTGCTAATGAAGAGTTTTGGCCTAAAGCAGATGCAGTTAAAAGGCAACTATCACAGATGCATTCAACGCATCAGAGAACTGAGTACACTAAGAAAGCACAAGCTAAAAAAGATTCATCCGAACGAGCTAAATTTAATGATGGATCTCTTGAAAATGCACTAGTCGATCCTCTTGCGGAACAACTACTAAATGAATATGTACAAGATGAATACCTAAGTACACATATAAATGTATTAAAAGAATCAAGAAACAGACTAACAAAAAAGAGACACGGAGGTAGTTTAAAATCTCAATTTATATCGAATGCCTATAGTAAAGGTATGAATAAGAAGGATGCATTAGTAGCGTGGAATACAAAGAAGCATAGTTTAGGTGTAGAAGTCAATAACCTTTCTTTAGAAAATATCGGACAAGCTTCTCAGAGTGTCTTTACAACTGCGGCTCTTGCGAAAGAAGAAAAAGAAACACAAAAAGAACTAAGATACCCAACACACGGTGAAGCATATGAAGGTGCAGGATATTCCTCAAAAGCATCCGCATCTAGAAAAAAACCTACGAGACAAACTGAGTGGTACAGTCGTCATCGGTCGGCAACTACTACTACTGATGCACCTATCCTTAGTTTAGTGAATGCGGCTGATGAATTTGATTTAGACTTATCATCCATCGTTGATTTTGATGTTGAAGAATTAGAAAATATTGATCCTACTGGAGTAGTAGAAACAACTGGAGTAGCAGCAGCAACCCAAAATCCACAGATAATATAGAAGCTTCAGCTTCACCTAGTCTTAATGAACCTCTTACCACAGCAGTATCATTAACACAGGAAGATGTAGATGAAGAGATAGCCGAAGCTAAAGAGGAACCTATTGAAACTGAAGTTAAACCTCAAGTTGAGAAGAAACCTGTAGTACAACCTGTAGTAAATGCTGAAACAGTAATAGTAGATGCTGTTAAAGAATTTGAAGGGGTTTCACCAGATAGAACCCATTATGGTCTTGTTGCTTATGGAACTCAAGATGAAGCAGAGTTAATGGTGGAGAAAATTAGAGAGAGAATCGTTGGGGAGGACACTGGTGTTTGGGAACTTGCGGCTACTAAAGTAGGTAATGTATATCAAATCCAAACTCAAAATAATGTTAATGTAACAGAAGACCAGAAGACAGCCTTCTTTAATAAACTAGCCTCTGAGTACCCCGGAGAAATGGGTAATCTTAAAGCAGGTATTAAAGATAAAGATTATGTACAAATAATACCACCTAAGAAACGTAATAAGAAAGGGAAATAAGTGGAACCAACTAGATTACCAGTAGAAAGAATTCAGTCACGACCTACTAAATTAAAAAACGAAGAGCGTAATTCCTTAGCCCAAGTACTCAATAATAAACGGATAGCTGGTAATATTGTAACAAACTTTCTTGATGACATTAACACTAGTAATGAGGAGTCTATTGATGAAGGACACGCACCTTCATGGGTACTTGAGAAGTCCGCTAAAAACATCGCTGACAAAGCATTGTCAAGTGGTAATAAGAATTGGCTAGACATGATTGGCAAAGTGGAAACATATGGGGGAGGTAATTATGCACAAACACAAAAAGGACGAAAGATAATCCGTGACACAATATCCTTAATAGATAGTGCAGCAAATGCAAGGGAAACTAAAGAATACCAAAAGAGAACAAGAAATAGAACACAATTGAAAGAAGAGTTTACAATTGGGTTTAATCAAGTCTTAGGTCTCCCAGAAGGGGAGCAAAAAGAATTACTAATTCAAAAAGCAAAGGCAGACGCTTTTAATAGAGGGTTTAGTGATTTGTACCAGACTATCTACAATAACTACGATTTAATTAATAAGAGAGAAGGGTTACCTGTAATATTAGATGATAAGGAGATGATACCTAAAGCTCTTGAGTGGATAAATCAGTCGGGAAACTTTGGAACTCCTGAGACAATGACTGCTGGATTTACAACATTCTTAGCTGAGAGAAACATAAGAGTAGGTGAGAACCAGCAAAGTAAAATAGATAAACTATTCAAAGCATACACTCCACTAGAAGGTATCAATGAATATAAAGAGTTAGATGAGTCAATAGATAAGTTTGGAGAAGATATTATTAAAGAGTTAGGTGTTAATGCTAAGTGGGAACCAGCAGAAGTGAGACCAGTAATAGCAAATCAAAAACTGGCTTTAATAAGGGAGTTTCGTAAAATATTTAATCAACACAGACAAGATATAAAAGATGATCCAGATAATAAACAACAACAATTTATACCTTATGGTGCGTGGAGTGCAGATCAAAAACAGGATCTTTATGAGAAACTAAACAAAGCAAAAAAAGATTTCTTTATTACTGCACAAACAGTAATTAAAAGTGTTTGGGATGAAAATAAACCAGATGCAAAGGATGCTGGAACTAATGATGCATGGAATAAGAAGTATGAAACCCTTGGTAATTATGTGTGGAGACAGAGAGTAGGAGGAGAAGGGTCATTAAGTAAAAAAGAAGAGAAGTTGTTGAGCAATCTGAAGCTAGAGATGGAGGCTAGGTGGCCTCAGAAGTGGGAGGAATATGAGGAGGCTATAAGAAAAAGAGGGGAAACACATAGGGAACCAATTAGTTTTGCGGAAGGTGCAGACACTGACCACACTACTGCAATAAGAGATATACTTTCAGATAACGCTTTTGAAGATCCACTATACATCCAAAGTCAGGTTACTAAGTACCTAAATACACAAGATTTAGAACTAGATGAGGATGCTAAAGCAGAGATAGAAGAGTTTAAGAAGGGTGTAGTCTCATTAGATGACATACCAACTACTAAAGAATCCCTTGGTATGTTTGATAAGCTCATTGCAAATATATTTCCGGGGTACCAAGCAGGGTTACTCAGCTTGTCCTCTATGGATATGGTGAAGAAGACACCTAATATTCCATTTGATGCCCTCTTTATAATAAGAGATAATGTGAACCTAATTAAAGCATCTATTAAGGATAAACTTAAAAAGAAGATTTCAGAGTATAAGGTACCCCCCGGTTTATGGTCTAATAAACAGAAGGAAGACTTTAAAACAGAAACAGATAGAGAAGTAGAACGTAAGTTTATAGGTCAGAACTCAGAACTTATTAATAAATTAAAGGGGCTATCACCCGATACTAATGAAGTAGAAGAAACAGATAAACAAAAAGCAGAGAAACTGAGTAGCCGTATTCAGGAGGCTTTTCCTCAATATAAAGATAAAGACATAAATGGAGTAGGTGAAGCTCTTGTAGGTCTAGTCGATGGGACGACAGATAAAGGGACAATGAGAGGACTGTACCAAAAACTTTTACCTGTTAACAGAATACCTTCAGATATTGAATCAATGAAGGTAGATATACTAAGAGTTATTGCAAGATACTATAGACTAATAGGACAATAATTATGGCTGAAGAACTAGTTAAAGAAAATGTTGAGGAGAAGACAGGAAGTTGGTTAGACAAATTAGAAAAGCGACTAACACTTGCACAACCTCCAAAGGAAACTAAATACGAACAGTTAGATAGACCTGCAAATAGTCCTGAGAGGGCTTACGAAGCTCCTCGTAACTTAGTTAGTGGTGGAGAAGAAGACTACGGAGGGATTACAGTTGAACCTTCTTTAGAAAAAGTTCTTAAGAAAAAAGGGGGAGAGTTTGCTGAATGGGGAAGACAAGGGATGAAGGGTTTATTTGAAGGAGAAACTGAAACAGGTGATCTACTCAAGGATAAGCCTAGTTACATGACAGACTCACTTGTAAGAGGTTTTGGAGGAGGTTTTGTTGGTGGTATAAAGAACATGGGCGAGTTCTTCGGTTTAAAAACTATATATGAAGAAGGAAGTAAAGCTCTTGATTATGTAGGACTAGATCATAATGTAGTCTTTAACTTACCGGGTATAAAGGGTTATGATCCAGATAAACCTATGGTGTTCGTATCATCCGATGGGTACCTAGAAAATAAGATTGAAAAAGGGGAGGCATTCCACTTACCTGAGTACCCCGAACCTGAATATGGGATTAATAAGATATTAAAACCAATTTCTAGGTACTTAAGTGGAGTACTTGCGACAAGAGCGTTGATACCAACAGGCACACTAACTCACCCAACAATGGGTTACAATTTTAAATATGACCCTTCAGGAATAGCTAGAGATGTGGCGGGTACTATACTTACATTTAAACCACATGAACCAAGGTTATCAGACGCATTACAAGAGTATGTTGAGGATACTCCAGTACCACTACTTGAACCAGTTATTAACTATTTGAAGTCTGATCCTAATGACTCTGATGCAGAGGGTTATTTAAAAATAGCTATAGAAGGTACTGCTATTGGTAAACTAGGTGAGGGAATGGTTGAACTTGCAATGAAGACCTACAGAGTAGCAAGAAAATGGTACCACGCAAAAGACGCAGGTCTAACCGATAAGCAGTTAGAACAGATCTCAAACATAGGAGCAGCCGATATTAAAGAGTACATGGATGGTGTACCAAAAACAAAAGAAAATATGGAAGCTTTAGAGAAGTTCCAAAAACTCAGGAAGAAACTTGAAAGGACTGAATCAAAAAAGACTCCTAAAGGTACTACTAAGAAGACAACAAAACCTCTTAAGGAGGGTATGACCCCACAAGAAGAATTAGTACTAAAAGCTGTTGCTCTAGGTGATACTGATGTTGAGACTATGATTACAGCAATATTGACAGGGAAGTTAGATAAGAGTAAAAGGGTGTTAAACATTGGGGCTTCACAGGAGGTAGGATGGGAGCAAGTAATTGGAGCTATTGCTTCTGTATATAAAAAGAGAAACGTATTTAAGAGGACATTCCACACAGTTAGGAGTGGAAAAAATAAAGGGAAGAAGAAGGCGACAACAGGTTTAATTGAGAAGGAAAGTCAAAATATTACCCAATCAAAGGGTGAGGATATTTATGATGAGATGACTGAGTTTGAGGTAGCAGCTACTATACGTGGTGAATCCGTTAATAAACTTAAGAACGCTATGCTTAAAAAGTATGGTGATGTAAAAGATGCTGGTGCACATATGTTTGCATACAGAGTCGTGTTACGTGATCTCTCTCTTGATTTAGCTAACAGTATTGATGGTAACTTAGATAGACTACATGATCCACAGGTACTACTTGCATTACAAAATGACTTCCAACAAATATCTGATCTCTACTTTTACTATGGACATATTAGAGGTGAACTTGGTAGGGCTGTAACAAGTTTTAAAATAGAAGTTCCTGCTAAGTGGCTAGATAGTACTGGTGCAATGAGAAAGAATCTTAGTAAAGAAGAAGCAGGATTAAGAGATGCATTTATCTCTGCACAGATGAGTAAGAACAACTGGAACCCTGAGATGGTCAAGATGATTGGCACTATCATGAGAGAATCAGATGATCCACTAAAGGCTATTGCATTAATTGATAAAGGTGTAAAGGCCGTAAAAGGTCGGGGTTTTGCTGGTCTAATGGAAATATATAGAAATGTTATTCTAGGTTCAACAACAGTATTTGAAACCGCAATGGTGTCAGGGATAGTAGAAACCTTCTACCCTATGGCGAGAGATACGATTGGTAGTGTCTTAGTTGGTGGTACACGTAAGTTGATGGGGAAACCTGCACAAATGGAGACACTACTTGAATCAGCATACCGTTCCAGAGGTATTATGCTTCATTATCCTAGAGCAGCAAAACAAGCTCTATGGTCTCTACTGCATGAGAAGAACGTACTAGACCCATTAAGATCTATAGTAGATGAGACAAATAAACAATTAACACCTCAATTTGCTATTGCTGCAAATCCAAATACTTCTGGGCCGTTAGCTGCGACACTTAACTTAACAGGTCAAGCAATCAGACTTACTACTAGAGGTATAGGTTCAATAGATGAATTTCTAAAACAAATTAATTATGGTGCGTATGCTTATGGTAAAGTAATGATGAGGATGCCTGATGCAATTAAAGCGGCAACTAAAGCTGAACGTAGAGTATGGGTTAAAAAGGAATTAGCGGGGTATTATGACTCACTAGGAAGAGCAACAAATGAAGAAGGTTTAAGTTACGCACGGAAGATTGTATTCCAAGAGGACTTAGTTCCCGGTAGTTTAAGTGGGGATCTTGCAGCATTTGTTAAGAACCACCCACCTGCTGAATTGTATGTTCCTATCATGAGAACTCCTGCAAATATGATTAATAGACTCACAGAAAGAACAGTTGGTATGTCTGCAATGAGATCTGAGGTACGGAGAAAATGGGCAGGTACACCGGAAGAACAAGCAGAAGTACTAGGAGATATTGTAATATCCACTACATTACTCGGAGCGACAGCCTCACTAATAACTTCAGGACAATGTACTGGAGCAGGGCCAAGCGATCCTAAGTTACGTGAGTTATGGATAGCGGCAAAATATAAACCCTACTCATGTAAAGTTGGAGATAGTTGGGTTCCGTATGATAGAGCAGCCCCATTTACAGGGCCACTTATGATGGTCGCTAATGTATATGAAAACTCATGGAAGTATAATAATGATAAAGATAATATCGCTAACCTTATGTTACTAGGTATAATGAGGTCACTTGGGGATATGCACTTTATTAGTAATTTCTATAACTTCTTTAAAGCAGTAGAAGAAGCAGGAAGAACAGGGGAAATTGCTAATTCATTAATTGCAAAACCTATTCTTAAGAATGCAAGGCTACCTAAAATAATTGGACAAGGGTTCCACGCATACCAAGGTCATGATGACTATAAGGAAATTGAGAATATACATGAGCAGTGGGATGTTGATATAGCTAATATAACTGGAAACTGGGAGAGTCTAGGTGGGGAAAAATGGAACTGGATTACTGGAGAGAAGATAGATAGAGATGCCTCATATTGGTCAGGATATGCGTGGACTGATTACGAGGAACATGATCCTGTTATACAAGAGTTAATACGAATGGGCTTCCACATCACTGCACCACAACGATGGAGAAGTGAATTAGGTATGCAACTATCACCCGAACAATTTGCTGACTATAAGTACTTCATAGGTAGTCAACCACACTTCAGACATCCCCAGACAGGTAAAAGAATGAAGATGATTGAGACACTTCGTATATTAATGGGATCAAGTAAGTACGCTTATGATGCAAATAGGGTGTACCCAGATAACCCCGGAACAAAGAACTGGAGAGTTAAAAAAGCTTCTAAAATAATTAGAGTACATAAAGATAACGCATGGAACATGTTATTACAAAAGTATCCAAATCTTAAAGCTAAAGTGGAAAAAAGACGTAGAGGTCTACTAGATTACCAACTACAAAGGGGGGAAGGTGAACTTAAAAAGTTTGTAGATTTAGAATCAGAAGGATATGGTAATGCTTTTGATGAGATACAACATAATATAGACTTAGGTGGACAGTAATAAGTGGACATTTACGGATTAAACTTAATAAAATAGGATTGATATGGGATTAGAGACCTCTTTAACTAGTAAGACTTGGAACCCTTTTGATGGTAGTACATATGCAGATACAGATAAAATAGAGTTTGACTATAGTACTCTTGGGTTCACACCTTCTTCTGGTGATTCTTACAAGTCAACAAGTGGGGATATATTTAAAGTGTATGTTGGTGGTGTAAGAATATATAGAACAAACGATTCATCTTATGCGAGTGGAACAGGGTTTCTTGAGGATGGTGATACTGCTACAGGATTGAATGGTGTATCAGCAACATGGAGTGACACAAGTAATAATGTATGGGAAATTGATACCGCTAACCAGTTAATAAAAGTTGATACAGGAAATATACTAGCAACAAACCTTTATAAAAATGGTGGTATATACCCTTCTGGATCAGGAAACTCTAATATAACATTCACTAGCTCCACCATCATTGAAGTCCGAAGATCCACACAGAACGAAAGTTCACCTTCAGTTGACTTTTCTAATGCTTCTATTCTAACAGAACAAGACTTAGATAACTCAAGTCTTAATGTGTTCCACATGGCTCAACAAGCTGTTGTAGCTGCTGAAAAGGCTTTACCATTTAATAGTGGTACAGGTGTGTACGAAGCATACCAACCGGGAACTGCTACTAAGAAAAGGATTACACAGGTTGCCGATGGTGTAAATGCTAATGATGCTACAAATGTAGGACAGTTTGATACCCATGATGCCGCTATTGAAGCACAGAAGGTAGCTACATTAGCTTACCAAGAAAATACTGAGGACTATAAATTAGAAACCGCAGATTGGGCTACTAAGGTTAATGGTGTAGTAAATACTTACACTGATAATGTAGCTCAAAACGATGGTGCTGAGTATTCAGCAAAAGCTTATTCCGTTGGTGGTACAGGAGTTACAGGAGGAACAAATAGAGGATCAGCAAAGGATTGGGCTGTTGGTGCTGGTGGGGTAATGGCAACTAAGCCAGATGGTTCTGAATACTCTGCTAAAGAGTACGCACAAGGACAAACAGCAGCTACAGGATCAGCAAAGCAATGGGCATTAGGTGGTGGAGCGTTTAATGAAGCTACTGCGGTTCAAGGAGATAACTATTCTGCAAGAAAATATGCAAGTGATGCATCGGCTTCTGAGACTGCTGCTGCAAATAGTGCTGCTGCTGTAAGTCAGGTCTACGACAACTTTAATGATGTCTACCTTGGGGCAATGAGGACTGATAAGACTAGCGCAGATGCAGTAACCTTAACAGGAGCATCATGGGCTAAAGACTCGTCTTCTATTGCTTTCACAGGAATATCTTCAGGAGCAGTGACTTCAGGTCAGGAACTTAC